CTGATTGCACCTCTCTCTTCTTCGTAAAATGATAGACGCCCGACGCCGTCAGTCCGATAATGGAAATCGTCGCGAGCGTCTGCTGAACATGCTGGGGAACGAGTATAAATACAGTAGCAATGAGCAGGCTGACGAGATGATAATAGCGGCTTGGCACGCGAAACTCCTTCACGACGCCTACATAGGCGGCGACGATCGGAGCGAGAAGAGCCACCTCGTCGGTCATAGAGATCAGTTTGTCCATAGTGTATTCAACCTCCTTGCAGGTTGGTCACGGCCGCAATCACGGCTGCGATAATCGCCCCGACCAGCGTCCGCCACAGCCAACGCTGATTATCGGCAATCTCGTCAATCCGCAGATGCGCCGACCTCGTCGACTGCAGCGCTTCAAGCGCCGTGTCTCTCGCCGCCTCCGCCGTATCGCGGACATCGGTCATCGCATCGATCTTCGTCTCCAACCTAACGACGCGCTCCCGAATTTCCGAGAGCACGCGCGCTTCTTCGCTGGACATGGGTCACACCTCCTGGGTGTAGTTGTAGTTTTGTAAAAATAGGCTGCTAGTTGCAGCGATCCGACTTTTCCTGTAGTGGTTACAGGAACGGAGCGGTCTTCGATACTATTCTTGCAGACTAGTAGAGCGACTCAAAAGTAACGTAATCCGGGCATCGGAAACCTGCAAGCTTGGCCAGCACTCTTGCAGCCGTTCAATATCGCCGTTGGATGCTCTAAGCTTGGCTAGTACGCTTGCAGCCGTTCAATATCGTGGTTGGACGCTCTAAGCTTGGCCAGTTCGCTTGCAGCCGTTCAATATCGCGGGTTGGACGCCCTAAGCTTGGCCAGCACTCTTGCAGCCGCGCAACATCGCCGGTGGGACGCTCTAAGCTTGGCTAGTACGCTTGCAGCCGCGTAATATAGCGATTGGACGCTCTAAGCTTGGCCAGCACTCTTGCAGCCGTTCAATATCGCGGGTTGGACTCCCTAAGCTTGGCCAGCACGCTTGCAGCCGTTCAATATCGTGGTTGGACGCTCTAAGCTTGGCCAATCGTCTTGCACATCTCCAGGTGAATTTCATTACGTTATTTCGGAATCGCTCTACTAGGCATCGCTGCTTAAAATAGCTTCCACTTCCGCCCTTTTGGACTCCGGAACTTCGTCAAGCGTTTTGATGCCTTTGCGGATCAGATTGGCGTAGATTTGGGCCATGTTTCTTCATCTCCTTATTTGTGGATGGGTAGCCGTATGACTCTATCGGAGCCTATCGCTTCGCGGAGGAAAACACACTCATCAGCTTCTGCAGCCGCGGTGCCGCATTCGTCTCTGCCAGCGCTTCATAGATTTCCGTCAGTCCTAGCATCACCTCGACGCTCTCCGCTTCAAGCTGCGCAATTCTGTCTTCGGGCGACAACGGCCTTGGCGCGTTCCGAATCTCATCGATCTGCTCCTGCTCCATCCCCTCAATCCACATCGAGTTAGAAAAGTCCCATCGGGGCGTAAACAGCCCTTCTGGGACTTTCTCGGCGACGATGTAGCCAGTTAGAACCTCTTCCGTTTCCGATAGCGTCATCTCTCGCATCTCAGTTACACCTGTCTGCGAGAGTGGTACGATGACCGGTTCGATGTAAAGGCCGTTGAGGTCTGTTTTTATGGCTTCTTTCATTTTGGCGGTACCTCCTTATTGTTCGGCCTCAAACACAACTCCGTCGAAGCCGAAGTAGACATTAGAACTAGCGTATACCCTTACCTGACCGTCCGGAAAAACAATAACCTCTCCGTGGACCATGGTACCTCCGCCGCTTTCAGCATGAACTGCAAAAACTCGATATGATCTCGGTCGATAACCTGTTGGAAGAACAAAAGCAGCAACTCCGACAGTTCCCTGGCTTACTAGTCCCTTTAATTCAACATACCCAAGCTCATTTTTACGATAAGAGGCGTTGGTATAAAGAACACCTCCTGTATTCGAATAGTTTTCCCACCCATTCCGCAGCGTCGGCGCAATCCATTGCGGCTGTTGCTCCTGCGCCTTCGTGTTTTTCAAGACGGATGTTTCAGTCCTAGCTTCGACGACTTCACGCACAAGAGATTCGATAGACTCACGGATATTCGGCGCATACTCCGCGCTGATCGTCTGCGGGGCAATTCCGAGCTCGTAAGAGTCGAGCGATAGGTAGCTGACGGAATAAGCGGCGGTTGGGTCAAATCTGCCTTTTGGAATATATGCATACCCATAGCCATACACCGACAATTCAACGTGATCAGAGTTTCGTCTGCCCTTGACCCAATCATCGACAATAGAATTTTTGAACACTTTAGCGATACGATCGGGTCTGTTTTTTAATAACTTCGGAATCCCATTAACATTTGTATTGATATGATACCTATCTAAAGCAATACCACTCGGGGAAACTGCTTCCCTCACCACAATCCCCGTTCCGACCTCGACATGATTCTCTCCCTCATGCAGCATCAAGGAGCCTTCATAGGTGACTGGCTCGTCTACGCTTTGGGTGAGTTGATACATGAGGCGGTATGGTTTGAAATTTGGCGACATTTCAGTAGGTGCGATATTCCTAGAATCAGTCAACGTTAATCCGACCTCGGATCTTCTACACCACATCTTCGTTCCGGATGAATACGGTTCGTTACTCAATCCTCCTTGCGGATACATCTTCCATCCCCAGAAATAAGCCTTAATCTCATCTTCAGAAGGTGTGTAGGATTCTCCCCAACCGCTGTCTGTGTCTGAGATCGAAATAACGATTTCATTTCCGGAGAATCCTGTCGATTCATTACCGTTCCAAGCTTGATCTGCGGCAGTGAATGCGACACTTGAAGCCTGTGTTTTAAATACCTTACCGTCATATTTAATTACTGTGCCAGTGTTTGCACTTGCATCTTTTGCGGCATCAAGGACGATAACTTTGAATCCAGTTCCATCGTTTCCTAGAATGGCGTTAACTGTCCCATCCAACACAATCTCCCGAAACCGCCGCATTACCCTCAGTCTACCTTCTCCATCCGTATACAGCCGATCTGCTACGCTTCCGTCTACATTGGAGCGTAGGTTGCAGTCTGGTAGATAGAGATAAGACGGTTTCTGAGGCTCGAACGGGAGAGGTTCGAAGCCGATATTAAGCATGGGATTCTTGAATGTGAAAACGCCTGTAGAAGTGGCGTTTCCTAAGATAATCATCACCTTTTCATTGTTCCCACTATTAAAACTTACAAATTGGGATCCTTGTAAGGTCTTAATGGCGACTAATCCCGCTCCATCGTATACCGCGATGAAAGCATTGTGAGTCGCGCTAGCAACATACTCCGTGTTTGGTTTAACATTCACAACGCAGGAAATCTGCTTATATGACGATGTTCCATTTATAACTGCCTCGTATGCGCCGATAGCATTACAATCATTTTGGAATGCCCACTCCGAAAACGGCGGAAGCAGATTCTTCCCCTTATTCTCGATATAAACGGCATTGACGTGCTTCATGTCGTCTACGTAGGGGTAATTGGCGACAATGTATGCTTGAGCTTCGGCGATCGTCAGACCGTCGATGTACGACTTTTCGGCGGCTGTGATTTCGAAAAAACGAACTCCATCAAATGTTGCGAATTGTCCGTTTGCTGATGCGACATTTTGGCCGAATAGACCATAAACCTGAACCTTTTCAGTTGCAGTTGCAGAATAAGTCCTAAAGCTTATTTGAAAACTCGTTCCTGAACCAATTGTGTTGCCTAGTCTATCCTGCAACGAAGTGATGCCATAAATCCTAACTCTTACCCCTCCAGAAATATCGTTGTTCCTAATTTCCGAAATGGCGATATAGTGCTTTCCATTCACCACATTGACATTTGTATAAGCCGCACCTATTGAAAATGAGTTATTTGCAATAGTAAGGCGCAGACCAGAAAATCCATACTTATAATTTGATGTATCTGGGCTCTTGGAGTTATTTGAATCATATAGTGTCCAATCGGCAACATTGTCGCAATTCCCGACACGTCCCAACAAATTAACAAGTGTTCGCCCCTGCATCGTCGGGCGAAGGATAGCGGGAACGTCACCACCTTGAACGATCTGAACACCAGGAGTCAATGTCAACTGCTTATGAGGCTTATCAGCCAATTGATCGTATATTTCTGATATCGCTCCAGCCGCGTTTTTGGCCGTAGTAGGCAAGTCTTCCACAGGCCCCAGTGACTGATCGACTTTATCCATATTTTCGTTAAGGGTTTGAATGCTGACAAATTCGCTTTCCAGCGGCTTCTTCAAACCTAAATTCGGTGTAACTTCCGCCATTTAGCTCCAACTCCTTGTCATCACTTCGCCCCAGGTGAAGTTATTGAGTTCTCCCCACGTTTTCTGCCTCAGCTCGCTCCACTGGGTATAGGTGAACGCATATTCGACAGCCAAGTGCGCCGGTTTGATTTCTTCAATGACGGCTTTGAGATCGTCCAGGTTGGGAGGAATCCCCCTTGTATCCACGAACTTTATCGTGAACGTGTAGGCCTCCGGCTGAAGCGTCACCTCGACCGTCCCACCGTCATAGGCTTCGGCTACCGATTTGATGAGACTGACCGTCACCGTTCCGATCCCACGCAGCTTGGACAAAATAACGCTACGTCTTTGCGCGACAGGTTTGGAAGCATCAATGGTAATGCCCAGCTCACGTTCCCAATGCTCTAGGCCCCAAGTCGCCGTCGAGACAAAATATTGCTCAAGCGTTCCATCAAGCGCCTGCCATAACGCATCCAATTCCTGTCCTTGAGCCTCCATATTGGCGCTCATAACTCTCGAAGTCGCATAATAGTCCGGGAGGAAGGACATCATCTCCTTTCCCCGGACGCTTGTCATCGCATAGTTACTCACTTAAGCTCACCGTCCCGATTACCGCGACTTCGCCAAGCGATAAATCGATATTATCGACACCGCCGCTCACCAACAAATGTTCAAAATCGACGATTCGCGGAATGTCCAATAAAATAGCCGAGATCCGATTATAACGAATGAGCGGATCGACAAAAGCAAGCTGCTCCAAATAATCGGCAAGTCCCGTTTCAAAATCTTCCCTAGCTTGCTCCAATGTCGATCCGCTAGCCAGCGTCAGTTTAGCTTCTATATGAAGTGATACTTCGATTGCAGCTTCGACCGTTACCGCAGCGCCGATCGGAGCTTTGCCTTCTCCTTGACCGGCAGCGGGAGAAATATGATGCTGTACAGCATCAACAATCGTCTGACTGGGAGCACGTTTATCTTCACCCAACACATAGAGTCTGACTGTTCCCGGACCGTTCCATAACGGTTCCACTTGAACCCGGCTGACTCCCGGCGTTTCCAGAGCCCATTGCTGATAATCCGCCCTATTGCCGCTTGTACCCGGCTGACGCACCTTCAATAGATAGCGAGCGAGCAGAGCTTCATCGGACTCCTCGTCCGTTCCCCCTGTGATCGCGGCTGTATTTGTAATTCCCGTTACCCCCGCAATCGGCTGAACGAGCAAGCTGACTGCGCCGACCGGCACGTTGCCACGGCTGCCTGGATCGACTGCACGAATTGGAACGATCGCCTCACCCTGACTGCCAAGAGTGCCGGCTTCTGTCGTCTCGTACTCTATTGACGAAGTTTCCGTCATCTCATCCGCAGGAGTCGCCACTCTGGAACCGAGAGGAATAGCGGCGCCCACACTCCCCGTCAAAACAACGAATCCAGTCGCCGCAACGGCTGGCCTTGGAATCACACCATGTTCCTCGCAGCGCATTCTCAAATATGGGCCAAAGGTCGTCATTGCAAAGCCTCGATCCAGCACCTCGCGCGCCCACTCGGATGCCCTGTATAACTGATAAGCCGTAGGAGCTAGCGAATCCCAAATGTAGGAACCCTCCGACTTATCGAGATCCGCGGGTACGCGCTCCAACATTCTCGACAGCATTACTTCTTCCGTCTGTTCCTGCAAAAATTCCGGCATTATCGCCATTACACATTCACCGCCATTCCTTGAATTTCCGCTGTTTCGTCATGGACGTTGGAGATCGTGCAAGTGAAATAACAACTTTCTCCCCGCCACTCGCAAGCAAAACGGTCAACCTTTGCCGTTCGCGGGTCATTCATCAGTGTCTCAGTTGCGATCCGCTTAATCTCCATCTCAATGACAGCCCTCGGCAGGTTGGAACGAATTAATTCTTCAAACTCCTGACCGTAACTCCTTGAGTAGACGAGATGCTTATAGCGCTCTGTAAGAAGGGCCTTCCGGCACCACTCGATCCATGCCTCTTTGCCCTCATTGCTTGCAACCTGACCTGTCGGTGTCATAATGAATTCGCCGACATCGAAGTCAAACCGCCAACTGCGCCCGAAAAAAACTCCTTCATCTTTCTGCTCTGTCAATTCTTCTACCGGCAAATCCGTTGGAAACAAATTAGCCACCTGAGCTCACCACCTTACAGACGATGACAGCATCCTTGCCGCCATTCACCGGAACGGCCAGCACTCGGTCACCAGGCTTAATTCCGGCAGACCAATTCAGCCGCACTTCGCATATTTTCGCCTCATTGAAATCAAAACGCGTTTGCTGAGAGGGAGTGCCTCCCCCAATCGGATTACCAGCTTCATCCACAGGAGCAACCATCATCCCAACGAGAGAAAAAGCGGGAATCTCCAGCTCCACAGTCCACTCTGCAATGTAATAATTAGGTATTTCGTGTTTGAAAGAATCCAACTTAACACCCGAGCCCGTAAACGTTCCCAACTCCGAGGGCACTCCGGATAGCATTTGGGCCGCAATGCCAGAGAAGCGACTTTCCAGTGTCGATACTAAACTCTTGTACGGATCAGCCACCGAAATCCCTCCTGACTTTGCTTTCTGCAGCAAGCTCTAGCTCCATCCGTCCCGGATTACCCAATTGATGCCGCACCTTAGTTACGATAAGTTCTAAATTGTTCAAGCGAACGCGATCGCCCGCACGAACCGTATTGATGTCCAGCGCTGTGACCGATATTGTCTCCTGCATGCCAAGCAGCGTTTTGGCAGCAACCTTCCTTGCCTGCTCAACCGTCTCGATTTTGCTGTCCATGATCAGCTTTTGCAGCGTACCGTACTTCTCAATATCTTTTTCCATTACAGCCAGCGTCTTGGCTACTGCATTTTCACTTTCTTGAGAACCAATCACTTTGACTTTTGTAATTGCGCCTTCAAGCGTGCGGTTTTGTGCCACTTCTTCAAGCGCACCTAGCTCCCAAATTGCCGAGTTGCCCCCAACCTCGAATAACTCAAGACCGCGACTGGTCATCCTTATCCGGTACATTGCGCCTCCCTTATCGACTGTTTCTTTCAAATCTTCCATAATCATCGATAAAATCGTTTGGCTGCGCTTGATATTGCGGACAAGTTTCTCTCGGGTATCCACAATATTCCCTACGGGGATTCCCCACGACATCGCATATTGCTTAATCCGCTCCGTCGCCGTTTGATTTCCTGGCATGAGGCGCTCGTCCTCTGATTTTGCAAGATAGATCGTTTTCTCATAAGCCGTAATATTGAGATGCTTGCGACCTGCATTGGAACTACGGCATTCCCATACAACGGCAGGATTCAATAGATTCTCTTTTTTCGTTTTACCAAAAGGTATACCTGCAATACGAATTTCCTGACCTGGAGTAATAATCGGCATATCGGGCGTAACGACTAGCTTAATGTTGGCACAGTAGGCAATCTCATTCAGCGACTCTTCCAATGAGAGACTCTCTACAAGCTCGCTCAGATCATACTTATTGGCAAATACAACCTCATAACTCATGGCATCACCAGCTTTTGACCAGGTCTGATTAAGTCCGGGTTACGCCCGATCACCTTCTTGTTGGCATTATAGATGTCCTGCCATTTCGAACTGCTTCCAAGTTCTCGCTTGGCAATCGCGGTCAGCGTGTCCCCCGACTTGACCACATATACTTTAGGCACTGGCTTTGTGTCAGGGCGGTTGGAAGCCCTTGACTTTTGCCCAATATTAATTCCCCGGTAGGTTCGGAACGTAATGTCAAAATAGACATCGCCATCCTCTCCGCCCTTAAACGTCGAATCGTGTGCGGTGACATAAGCAGGCGTATTAATTATTGTCCCCGAAATTATCAATTGAATGGGCGTTTTCCTCATCAGGAGCGAGGTTAATCTGTTCATTGCAACCTGTGGATCCAGATGCTTTGTGGGATCGAACTGCTCCTTTAGATCCGACTCCCCCTCTTCGCCTGCTGGATTCATTTGGCATCGGCAGTAGCTGCTATCGTGCACTTTGGGAAAAAAAGAGGAGAAGGCAATTTCCTTGATCCTCTCCCCCTGAACAAGATCGATTTCTCCCAATGACAAAATCGTTGCCGTCTCAAACTGCCTCTCCCGTCGAATCCGTACCTCTTCAGGATTGACTGGAAAAATAAAATCCCCATCGATGGGGTCGCGAATAGTAAAGTCCACGCTAATTCACCTTCTTTCGAAACTAGACTAATACTGCGGACTTATTTGTCATAACTTGCTTCACTGCCAGTGCAATTCTGTTGCCAACATTGGTCGATAGTTCTTCATAGTTTATTTCAGTGCCTTGAAACGAAAGTTGCACGGCACCCGGCGGTACCGTCACATAAATCGCATTTGAAACAGTTGACCCTGAAATGTCAGGTTTCTGATTCATTAATGGTTGAACTTTTGATTCACCTTCGGAATATGAATTCAATCTAAAATTGAATCCTTGAAATCCAGGGTAATAATTCCCGTAGAGTTGATTTGGGAACTCATTGATAAATTTACCTATATCGTCAGGAATTCTTTCAATACCGCTCATAATATCATTGAATTTATTATTCACATTATTCCAAATGTTGTTGAGTCCATCGCCCACATTATTAAAAAAGTTCTTGTTAAACTCGATCTGAGTTTCTGTTCTTTTCGCAATGTCATCTACCGTTACACTTGGAATAATGCCACTGATTTTTTCTCCTAAACTATTAAAAAAATGTTTATACATTTCGATCTGAATTTCTGTTCTTTTCCCAGCATCTTCTATCATTTTTCCTGAGCGGACATACCTTACAGCTTTGCGTCCAATTTCATCTCCAACCCCACTAAGGTAATATGATCCAATTGCAGATCCAACTATAGGTAAACCCAATGCTCCCAGGATTCCTCCTACAGAACCAAACAATAAAAAACCCGCAAGTCCTCCTATTTCTTCATAAAGCTTGTCGGTCCGGTCTTCCGGTGGTGCATCGAAGACTGCCTTAGTCCTCATACCGATTTCTAAAGGGATTGCAAATTTTGTGATACCTTTAATAAAATTTGATAAGCCTTTAAATTGTCTACTATTTAATGCTAAGTCAAACCTGTTTCTTCTGCTCCCGGGATGAGAAGTTTCATTAGAAGCATTACGCAAATTACGTAAGATCTCTAAATCATCAATTATCGCATCCGCATATACAAATTTATCCATAACAATCCTGGCTGTAGATGCAAATTCTTTAACTTTTTCCCAATAAAAATCAATTATATTGAACTTTTTTGAAGGAGTCTCGTCAAAAAATTGATTTTCCCCTTGAAAGAGCTGATCTTTCAGTCCGTTACTTAGCATTTGAAAGTTACTTGGTATGGTTGCAGTAGGAATAAAGTCAGATAGCTTAGGATTCCCGGTTAGCACATTCCCCGATACCATGCCTAAAGAGGGAATCACAGAACTAGCTCGCATAAGTCCCAGCTTCTCTACCCGCCTTTGGGCCCTCTCCAAGTATAGGTCAAGTGTCTTAAACTTCTGTTCTGTTCGTGCTAACCCGTTAGCATTATTTACAATATCAGCTCGTTGTGTTGCCATCCTCTCACCTTCCTTTCCCTGCCAACATTTTGCTTTCGGCTTCCCATTCCAGCTCCATACTAGCCATAAGGAACAACTGCTCGCCGCGAGGCAGGTTCCAGAACTCTCCGGGGCGCAGGTGGTGGCGAACCCACAACGCATGAATCATGCCGGCGAGCGCCCCGGATCGGATTAGTTTTTTACGTCTTCCAGTTCTGTATTAAAGCCCGACAAATCTAGCACGACGTCGCCTAGAGCAGATAGCTCGCCAGCCAACAGAATGCGTTTAATCACTTCTTCAGCGCCACTGGCCGAAAACTTGGATAGAAGCTGCTGATTTCCCCAATTCGGAGAAATGGTAGAAGCGGCAATAAGCGATACATTAAACATTTCTTCATCCATGTGTGAGATCGTTTTGCCGCGTCTCTCCTTGCGCTCCGTACAGCGTTCTCGGATGTTAAATACTTGCTTGCCCGTCAATCCGCGCAAAGTCACGGGAATATCCAACCGCTCTAAGCGGACGATTCGCTCCGGCAGCTTATCGGCGCTCAGAAGCCGCTGCAAAATCTGTTCATCCGTCAGTTGATCCATAGACATATATTGTTCCTCCTTTATCAGTTGGCTTTAATCGGATCTAGCAGACGATATCCTTCGAAGGTGAACGCAGTCTCCTCCGTCACTTCCTCGCCGGCCGTCCAGTTCGCCAGTTGAATTTTGTCAGGAACGCAGTTGATCAGCTCGATGCGTTCGAAGCCGTAAGCCTCCGGATCGGACAGCTTGTTAATGATGTTAAACTTCACGAAGCCGCGGCTGATCATATCGCTGGTCAGCTTATAACCACTCATCGTCCCCGTGCCCTTCTTCGTGCCGAGCTTATGAACGGTCCATTCCTGTCCCGCCAGCTTCAGCTCGCGCTTCTCCACCTCGACGGAGGCTTCCAGCTTGTTGATGTTCGTCTGCCACACCCCGTCGATAAACACTTGCCCGTACGTACCCAAAATCGCTCTTGTCGGATCCATCATGTTCCTCGTTCCCCCTTATCGCACGATAAATGTGCTGAAAATTTGTTCCATAACGTCGGTCAGACGAGCTTCCCATTTCAGGAAAACTTGGTCCGGCTCCGGAGTAAACTCCGGATCGACGTATACGTCGTAACCATCGGATTCAATGACGCCGGCTTGCGCCAGCGACTGCATGTATTGCTTACAAGCGCTGATCAGCGCCAGACGGCCTTCCTCGGTGTTGTTCACCTTACCGATGTAGGAATCCTCGGCCGTACGCTGCAAGTCGGAGTTGATGCTGTCCATGACGCGAATCGTGCGGATCTTTTTCCATGGATGGTTCTGACCTTCGCGCAGCGTAACGAGACTGTTAATTCCCCGAAGCGCTTTAACGAGACGGCCGTCGTGAACGAGAAGGAAAACGCCGCCGCGAACCGCCTGCTCCTGCTCCGCTCGCGTCCAGCGACGAGTTACGTCCTCGAACGGAGACGGCGCGTAAGTGGTAGACTGGCTCAAGCCTTGGCCTGCAATCAAGCCGGCAACATATGCGGCAATTTGAGCGGAACTGTATGCTGTGTCGCCAAGCTTGGCGCCCGTACCGACATTTACGATTCCTTCATGGTTCAGCGAAGCGCTGCGAGCGATTGCTTTCGCGACTGCATCCGCCGCCGTATCGTCCGCCGCAGTGCCGCCGATAACCGCAACAATGCCTTTGCCTTCATTGCGCAATCGGCTTACCCAAGCCGCAACGCTGGCGTGAAGAGAGGCGTCGGATACGCCATCTAGCGCGATCACATTAAACTCACGAGTCTCAAAAGCGGCCAGCGCATCCAAATAGTCAGCATTCGACACGCCGGAAATGCCGGAGTCGCCGCCACTCAGAGAAACGCCAGAGACGTTAGCGAGCGTACCGCTACCCTCGGCCAGCTTCTCGGCTACGACCCACAGGTTGCCGGAATCGCCATTAATGGCGTCCGCCGCCGCTTGAATCGAATCGCCGTCAAATGTAAACGTGCGCAGAAGCGTCGTTCCTTCAAACAGCTTAAGATCCTTTTTCGCAGCATCGACCGCATTCGCTTGAACGGTTACCTTGAAGTCGTTGCCCCGAGCGCCCGAATACTTCGCCGTCAGCTTCAGCACATTCGCAGGGGTTCCAGCCGTATCGGCCAAAGTCAGTGCAGATGCAACCGCACTGCTTGCCGCCAAACGATAAGCGATGATCTTCTTCGCTCCGCCGAGCAGAGCCAATCGAAGGGTACGATACGCAGTTGCGCCGTCCGACTCCGATCGTGTGAATGCCTTCGCAGCATCGGCCTCGCTGGAAATCTCCACAAATTCATTCGCCGGGCCCCAATGCGCCCTCACCGGAACGATGGCCGTCCCCCTTGCCCCCGGTTGAATCGCAGCTGCCGCAGCAGCTTGAAAAGTCATATAAAATCCCGGCAATACCGGTTTGTCCGTCGCGCTCCAAGTTCCTCCCGCCATGTTACAGCACCTTCCCTTTCAGAAATTGTCCGACCAAGCGTTTCGCTTCGTCGACGGTAAATTCGTTTTTGCCTGCAGAGTGCAGCGCCCCGATTACAACCTCAGGCTTAGCCTGAAACAGCTCGACTGCATGATGAATCAGTTCGTCCCGGGAATAAACCGCCTCGGGGTTCTTCTTGTTTGCCATCTGTGTACCACCTCGTTTATGAATTTGGATTCGGCTGAATCCTGACTTCCCGCATCAGCGGGCCTTGTTCGGCATAGCGTTCGATTTTGCGCGAGAAGGTGGCGTAAATCTGCCCCTCGGTCACCGCATCCCGCGTCAGATCGACGTTCGGCGCGCTTACGGTCAAGAACCGGCGCTCAAGCGGATTAAGCGGAATTTTTACAGCCTCGCTCAAGCTTTGCGTTAGGGCGGCGACCGTCGTCGTCTGCTCGTTCAGCGATCGACCAACCACGTGCCCGATCGCTTTCTTGCGCACTTCTACCGTAGAAACCCTGGAGCCCGCAACCGTCTCGAAGCTATCCCATCTCCAGAGGACGGAAGGACGCGTATAGTTCGCCGGCCACTGGTTGCCGTACGCCTGCCATTCTGGATCTCCCAGCGTACTTAGCGTCCAGTCGCACAAAGCGTCCAACCAATCGTCCTGCACGGTCTCCTCGGCGGCTCGGGCTCCGATTACCAAGAACCGAAGCCCCCGAGT